ATTGCGATATGGTTCATGTGTTTCAGCCGCTCTCTGACCTCCCTCTGCGCTGGGGTTTGAATATCCCCTCGAACCTGCACCCTGCGTTTCGGTGGTACGATCTCCGGAATTTCCAGAGCCGCTTTCAACTGTTCTTTGCTAACCATTTATCCTTCCCCCCAATCCTTTCTGTCTTCTTCCTCATTAAAGCCCTTGGTGTAGGCAACAATTTCATCGGCTGACATATCTCGCAACTCGATCCTCGAACCTTTGCCTGTCCCCTCTGGATACCAGTGCGGGTCGAAGCTGCGACCATAATACCTGTCCGCCGAACCTCGATCACGCGGGCTGCCATGCGCCCTGCTAAAACTTTGGGACATAACTCAACCCCTCTTTCTGAAAGGCTTTCACCTTCTGATACTCGCGCCACTTCGCATCGATCTCCGCTTGTGTTACCTCCTCGAATATCGCATCTCCGAACTCGCGCATCGTCCGCCGAACCTCTTCATCGACATGAATTAAACGATCATCAGTCATCTTTAACCTCCAGATTAAACAGGCGGCGCAGTTGCCACATGCTGTCGTCCAGTTTCTTGACATCAGACATCCACAAATCCTGACACTCATGCAGACTCATCATCGCACTGCTGATTGCATCATAAGCTTCCTTCACTGCATCGCGTTGCTCTTGCGACAGCTTGTCGATGCCCTTCTGGCGACACGCACGATCCTTCTCGCGCTGCTTATCCCAATACGCTGACTTCTCGTCCAACGACCAATCCTGAAAACCCTCTGGTACATTACTCATTTCCTACCTCCATTGCCCATAAAACTTCTGCATCAGTGCCACCAGTCAGTGCCACCACTTCGACCATTGCTTTGATCTCTGCCTCATCAAGGCCGTCAGCTTGGACGACCACCTCACGTTCGGTTGTGACCCGAACCTTTACACGATATGATCCACGATTAGTCATCGTCCATCTCCTCTTGCGTGTAATAGCAATAGAACTGACACTTGGGGCATTGCTCCGGAAGCGGCGCGATATGCTCTTCTGTGTGCTTGCAGTTCAAACACTCCATTAAAGTTTTAGTCATCACTCGTACTCCTCTACGCTCACATCCTCTGGACGTTTGAAATCAAAATTATCTGAGGCAGGGTAGTCGGGATAGATCGTCTCGAACGATCCCCCCTCTTCCCACTGCACCTCGAGCCGATCCCACTTCACATACCAATAATGTGCGTCATCGAGATCACGATCCAAGACCCACTCGCTGGCCTCTTGATATGTAGCCTTAACAAGCCACTGCTGTTTCTTAGGCATCTTCAGTCTCCCTGCTTTTCACGCGCTTTGCATGACCATAATCGGTTTCGATGTTCACGGCATCCATAGCCTTGACCATGAACTCCCCAGACACAGACCATCGATCCACGCCGCCGTCCAGATTAAGACCGCCACCCTGCGACCAATCGGTTCTGTTTAAAGTGTCGAGATAGTAGCGGCTGACAAACTGCCCCCGCTCCGCGATGATATCATTCTCATCTGCCATGATCTTGGCGGCAGTCGAGTCCATATCGTAAAACTCGATCAGGGGATTGTCGTCACGATTGAAGCCGTGACGATCATCCTTGTCGTTGTATGTCAGGCAATCACCCAGACCGTAGCTGTCACCCAGAAACACTGCCCGAACGCACCACATGATCCCTGACTCCGGATCAATTGATTTATATGTGTAAGCCATTAGCAAAATACCTCCTTACCAAATGTACCTAGTTGAATAATCAGGTCATAGTCATAGGCATCCAGTTGACCAAGGTCACTGAACACCAAGCCCCTGCGATGATCGTCAAGCAGTGCAATGCCCTCGACAATTACATCAAAAGAATTCCTGTACCAGCGTGTAGGCTGCGGCTCACCGTCATCCACATGCATGATGATTTCAAAATTCTTCTCGACAATTTCCTTGCCAGACTTCAGATCGTTGCCGCCAGTGTGGATGTACTCGATCCAGTGGTTGCTGCCACCCTCGAGCGCACCAATCCAAATGCCTTCGGCAATCTCTTCCCACTCCGCCCTGTTTGGCGAATACACCAAATGAATTGTCGGCATACCAGCGCAACCCATTTGAACTTCTGCATCAATAGTCATTTTATGTCTCCTCGCTTCAAAGCATTTGTGATTAACTGGTTCGACAACGCATGTCGGTCATGCGGCTTCCTCTTGTTAGAATAAACGTCAATGCGTCTGAACACTTCTTCGATTACTGAAACCGTAGCGTCAATGCTGTCATCATCAGGACAGTGACCTTCAACGTGCTGAACCCATCCGCCATCGCGTAAACTTTCCATATCATCCAACAAGCAGGCTTTTAGCTGTTCGTTGGTCATGTCTTTTAAATAGTTCATTCTATTACCCACCCTTCCTCGATTAACTGCTGGGCAATGTCGTTAGCAAACCGATGGTCAATGACCAAGGCATCGCCCCAACGAATATGAAAATCATCAGTGCCTTCACACGCCTGATCCAAATTGTCCTTGGCTGCACCATTCAATGGCTGGCACAAGAATATAGAACCGTGGTTCTCGAACCTGTAATCAACTTGCTGCATTACTTCGCCCCCTTTGCTTTGCGGATCATCTCGACCACCTCTTCATAAGAATGCTTCACGGCATAGCCATTGACCGATGCATAATGCTCAATGTAACTCTCGACAGCATTGACCTGCCTTCTGATCCTGCCAGACATCACCGAAAACTTTGAGTCGCAAAGATAGTAAGAACCACCATCACGAAGCTTAAACTCCAATTCAATCATCTTATCCATTCTTCTTACCTCCATAAGCAATTCGCTTGGACATAGCCGCCTTCAACCACGCCCGATTGTTTATAGCCAGATGCAAGACCCGCGCGCCTAGTGTCGGCTTGCGTAGTCCTACGGTGATATGGGCTGTTCGCGGATTAGACTTCATAGGACACAATCCATTCATCCTCAAAACAATCAACCCAGCCCTGTAGATATTCTGGGAGCATGATCAGGCCACCATTCTGGTTGAACGGCGTCTCAACACGGTCGCCCTCACCATAGATATCATAAGAAAAGCGGTAGGTTTCGAGGTGATCTCTGGCCTCATCATTCTGCGGCATAAGCAGAAATACATCCGCGTGGCGAATAACTTTATAATCTATTTGATTAGTCTTTGTTTCCATGTCGTTGCCCCTTGAACCTCGAACCTTGCACCTATATAGTTAGGTGACTGTATAAGAGAACCGTATCAGATAAATCCCATATAGTCAAAGCACAAAATGCAGGGGCATATAATGTTTTCTACGGGTTGTTAAAAATAAAAATATTTTTTTTAAAAATGGTGTCTTATGTGTCTTATGTGTCTTGTTTGGCTTCCACAAACAGTTACAGGCGAGACACTTACAAGACAGTAAGACACTTTCAACCTCTGTTGATGGTCGCGAGATTGGATTTTTGATTTTAAAAAAATAGAAAGGCAGAAAAAACACTATGGACACTGACGATAGTTTGCCCAAGAACAAGGGCGGCAGACCCGCTGGACTGACCCAAAGGCAGCGAGAGTTTGCAAAGTTTTATGTTGATGGTCGATGGTCTAATGCTGAATGCGCTCGAAAGGCTGGCTATGCTGACGGCAGCGCAGCCCAACACGCAGCCAAGCTGCTCGATGGCAGATCATTCCCTGACGTACCCGAACTGATAAAAGAACTACGCGAGGCACGAGAGCGCAAATATGGCGTGACCTTGATGAATCAGTTGAAGCGGTTCGATGAGTTGTCTCGATCGGCGGAAGAGGCTGGTCAGTTTTCCGCTGCCATCAACGCTGAGAAGATACGTTCGAGCCTTGGCGGGTTGACCATCGATCGGCGGGAGTCAACGCACGTTCACCAGCTAGATAATATGTCGCGTGAAGATATCGTGGCGCGACTGTCTGCCATCCGCAAAGAATATCCGAACGCTTTCCCAGATCCAGAAATGAAAAGGGTTGAAGATGCCAAAGACAGAGCAGTCACTGTGGACATCGTTGAAGCAGAATTTACCGAAAAAGAGCCACTTCCAGCGGGTGGAAAATCGGACAGGGGAGGGGATGCCTGACGTTTATCTGTGCATAGATGGTGTGCCGATTTGGTGTGAGTTAAAAATAATTAAAAATCGAAAGGTTTCCATCTCAAAGTCACAGATTGCATGGCATCTCTCGCATACTAGGTGTAATGGCGTAAGTTTTTTCCTGTTACACTGCCCCTCTGAGGGCGATGTATTATTATTTGACGGCGGTTTTGCGGTCGAGTTGCAAGGATCGAGGATCGATGACCTGCGT